CGTGAACTGGAAGTCCCCCTCACCGCCAAACGTCTGCACAGCCTCTCCTACAGCGTCTACAGCGCCATACAGTGCCTGTTCAGGTATCTCTGTGATTCCACGACCAACATCGGTGGCAATAGCCTGCGCTAGTGTGCTCTCGTCCTGTGCGGTGCGAGGACGCATACGGCCCAGCTTGGGGTCAAAGATAAAGCCAAGACTATCGCCCGTCTCGGGCACTACAGTCTCTTTGCCACGCTCCTCTTCTATTTCTGCGTTAAGCTCTTGCAAGGCTATTTGGGAGGGGGTGAGGTCTGCTTCTTGACGAGTGTTTAGATAGCTAGGCTCAGTGTTGTCATCAGCAAAACTAAACGGTGATGCGATAACAGTACCGGCAGCAACCGTACCTTTAGCAACTCGCTGCACTCTAATGTTGTCATACTGGTCGTCTAAGTATTGACTGATCGTGTCAGCCCATTGTTGGTCGATAACTTCGTGCCAACTGTCTTGGGTTTTCGTGCGTAACTTACCTACTTGTTGGCTGAAATTAAGGGGATCTCCAGACTTTGTGACAGCCTCGCCTGTACGCGCCCACAATCTAGGAAACATCAATGCAGCAGGGATACTGTTCTGCAAGCCGCCGTAATAATGACCCGGAATGCCGGTGTCGTAAGTTGTAGTCCTAGCCGTTTTTATTAGATCCGCTTCAGGCATAGACTTAAATATGGAAAAACCACTTGCGCCTAGCTCACCGCCCACGAGGTCTGGCTCAGTTATAGCCCTGACAATGTCATCAATTACAGGAAAGCCTTTGTTGCTCCATTTCCCCTTGCCCATTTCGGTCATTAGAGCTTTGCGGAAGTTGCCGCTAGAAACCTTTTTGCCTTTCTTGTTAGTGACCGGCAGTTTGTTTAAGACTTGCGCCAAAGCATCTGGAGACTCAACACCGGCAAAGTCTGGATACTTCTCGCGCATGACGTTGTCAAACGCTTCAATGTCTCTTGCAGGAATCTTTAGCGCAGGAAACTGGCGCAGCGCAATCTCTGAAGTCATTGTGTTAAACTTCATGGACTCCGGCCCCATAGCCGTATAAACGCCTAACACATTTGCGTCAGGGTTTTCTTGCTGCGCTCTCAGGAAGTGGGCTTGCTTGGTCGCAGCGGCGCTATACATAGACTCCCATGCTGAATTGGATTGCTCGTACATAGCCTGAAGGCCAAAGTTAGGGCCACCATGTAACGGAACGCCCTTGTCTAAAGGAACCCCCTCCACATTTTTTATCGTAGCGCCAGTTATACTTGCGTCACCCATGACGGGAACAACAACGCTTCCCACCATACTTTGCGGGTCAATGATCGGACGATCTAGCACCTCTACATCTGGCGTCTCAATGTCAGCCATACGCATACGCTCACGAGCACCCCAAGCGTCATCAGTCTCCTCTACTTGCTTGATGTACTTGCGTACCGTTCTTTCTTCGGCCTTAGTAAGATCCTCTCCCTGTACCATCTTGGTCAGGTTTTGGCGCAACTTGGGAGTGAGCATGGCGGTCAATACACCAGCTTCCGCTTCTTCGCTTGCAGTAATGCCACCAGCAGCAACAGTTGCGCCCGCCAAAGTCTTAGCGATGCCGCCAACAAGACCTCTATCAACGCCATACTTCTCTGATATAGCGGTCAGGTCAGGCTCAAACTTCGGCTTTGCTTCTTTGCCGGTAGCCGCTTCTATTGCTGTAACGAATGGGCTTTTAGCCATGTGGAATCCTTATCGCTTCATGATCTGAGATAGATCGTCTCGGAAGGCATTGTACGCCGATACCTTTTCTTTCTCGGCAAGCAGCGCCGCATGTTTTTCGAGAAACTCATCATCGCTCATTGGGCTAGAAGTTTTGCTTCTTCTTATCTTTTCAGCTTTTAGGTTGTCTATACTAGAGTCGATGTCTTTTGATGACATTGCCAAGTCCTTGGCCTCTACCAAGTCAGCCGCAACCTCAGCCGGACGCTCGCCAGCAAGAACTCGATCTGCATATACAACATCAAGCTCGGCCCAAAGATTTTGTTGTACTGGATCAATGGCTGCTAACGGGCCTGTTACCACAGTCATTCGCTTGAGATAGTCTCGGAAACGCACAGCCTCACCACGGGTTAATGGGCTTTCACCCGTCAGATTTGCCGACGCAGTGCCGTAGAACTTTTCAGCCGTAGATGTAGTCAATCGAGTGCCGACGTTATCCATGATTAACGCCCGCGCTTTTTGTGGGTTAGTGGTTAGGTTGTCTTGAATCTCCATGATTAGCTGGATATCGTCAACGCCCTGACCTCTAGTTGTTATCGTGCTCTGCAAAGACTTACCTTGGCTAAAAGATATACCCCTCGTACCCATAGCCCTTTGTATGTCTGACGTGCCTGCGGTTCCATTTAGAATGTTAAGGAACAAATCACTCGCATTGGCTTCCTGCAAAAGTGCAAGGTCTTGCTGTTGTTCAGAATCGGCTTGGTTATCAAGCGCCAACCGCTCACTGACATCACTTCTTAACAGGGTGATGAGCGCATCCTGCTCCTCATTTCGGTAACCCTTCAACGGCTTAGATGCCAATGTCTCGACAGAACGCAGCGCACCAACCCAATCGCCATCGTTCATTAGGTCGCGTATTGTTCCTTGGTACGCGGAGTTTTGAGCAAGAATCCCTACGCTCCTAACGCCTTCTTCATACTGTACTTCCGATATCGTCCCTAGTTGTAAGCGACCAGCCATGCCGTCAATAATGTTTTGCTGCTGGGTAGTGACGCCTATCAAGTCGCCTGCTTTGGCGGCAGTGGCCAACGCATCACTAGACACTTTGATTACGTTAGAAAACCGCTGATCAGCAGTATCCTTGTCCTTAGCAATTTCTGCGGCTTCAACTTCCCTTAACGCGCCAGACCGTATGGTGTCTATAGTCTGCGCTGCCCTCGCCCTCATAGCGTCATCTGTTATAGACGATAGAACAGGAGCCGTTGCCGCTTGTGACTTAACAGCAAAAGCAGATGAGTCGTTTGGGTTTTCTGCCGCAATACGGGAGATATCGTTTTGCACATCCACTTGCATGGACGCTAGAAACGCTCCCTCCATAGCTTGGTTGTACGACTGATCCTTAATAGATAGCGAAGACAAGAATCCTTCACGGCGCTCTGGGGCTTCTCCAGTTTCGGCGGCTTGTTGCCCAGCAATAGCGCCCTCAGCGGCACCAATCTCTTGCGCTCTTTTAGCACCGACTTGAACAGCAATACTTTGTACTTGATCGGCTAAACCAGCTATCGCTTGCAGCCGTCTGGCAGCAGAGTTATCAACCCCGGTAGGGCGTAGCTGACCGTAATAGTTTATTTCTTTAGCCATTAACCACCACCCGGTTTCAACTGCAAATATCCAGTAGGCTTCGCTTTAGGCGACGATGGAGGGCTGCTCATAAGTCCAAAAGCCTTTGCGCCAGTGTCTAATAGCGTAGACGCGGCCTGTACGTTGCCTGTTATTCGTGCATTTTTACCCGCACGTTTGAGCTGCGCCTGTTTTAGTTGGCTGCTCAGGGTTTCCATTCCTTCACCCAAGCTAATTTTTTCAGCGGCGGAGAGAGCGATGCTTTGAGGCGTACCCTCACCAGCAAGCCCAGACGTAGCCAAGGCCATCTGTCTTGCGGCTAATACTTTGTTCAGTTCCTCACGACGCTGTAGCTCACGTCCTTCTGCTGCAATACGCTCTTCCTCCGCTTGGCGTTGCAGCTCATCTTCTTGCGCCTTTCCAGCAGAACGAGTCGCTGCCGCTGATGTAATACCGGACGCAACCGTTACTGCTAACACTGCTGCTGTAAATGGATCCATCTAGCTGCTCTCCACTTCAAATTCAATCATCTGTATATGGAACGGGGTAGGGTCAGGAACCGTAAACACCGGCACCTCCTCTCTCGTCCATCCGTCTGTACCGTATATATCGTCAATGATACCCGTTAACACGTCTGGCGGGTTATCCAATGGGGTGTCTGGGGCAGGCCCGAATGCCCTGATCGGCACCGCATTACCGTTAACGTACACACCAGAAGACTCATACACACGGCTGTTAATTCTTACCACACGCTTCAAGCGCATTTGGTTCTGACCGCTACCGACATTCGTGTTCAACGGCATCGGCTTTAGTTCGATTGGGAAGTTTAGACCCACTTCAACGCTTGTATAGCCTGTCTCGCTAGCCTCTAGGGTTATAGACCCCGATGAGACCGCCCTAGGCTGCAGTACAACGCCGTCAGCAACGATCTGTACCGTCTGCCCCTCTAAGTGATCCAGCCCTGTAAGGACAGTCTGAGAGCTTGTGGGGGCTATCTTGGTTGATGCGTCCATCTTGTAATCGAAGTTCCAACGCTCCAAGAACTTAACAGTCGCGCTGTTAACGGTTCGCTCAGTGATTAGGTACAGGTCTTCGTCTACAACACACACGCCCTTAATGCTGCCGGTGTTCTCCCATCTAGTGAACCCGGTAATGTCCTGAGCGCGGAGGGTGTTAAGGATCACGCCCTTACCGTCATTGTTTACAAAAAACACCCAGTTAGCATCGTCGCTCTGCGTACCACTCAACAGAGCCATGTCTACAGGCTGTGTAATTAGGTGAGAGGCGAGTACAGACAGGTCTTGTGTAACGTATGCGTCCTCATTGAACGAGAACACGAAGTCTCTAATCGACTTACCGTTACGATCCACAAAGATAGTGGAGCCGTCTACGTCCTGAGTCTCTACGTTTAGCGCACCGTGGGACGTTTGTGGTTTAACCTGCGCGCTCGATGGCGTGACAGGACTGCTAGTAACAGCAAACTCCGCACCAGACGTGAATATCTGCAAGTTACGACCGGGGAACACGTCCACAATGTCGTTCAGTTTGCGAGACGAGATGGTTACAAAGATGGCCTCATCGTCATCACCGTCATCAATGTCGAAGTCGAAGAACGACCCAGACTTGGAGAAGAACAAAGACTGTGGCTTAGACCGAGTACCGCCAAGAACCAACCGTCCTTCATAGAAACATGCTGTCTTGGGGTAACCTCGGGTAGCCGACCAAATGTCTTCCTTGCGTGGAGAACCGCTTGCTGACTTCGTAAAGGCGATAGTCTTGCTTGCGGTGCCAGTAGAAGCAAATGCCGAGTACAGCTCAAAGTCTTTTGCCGACTCCCCACCCACCGTAATGGTGTATCGAAAGTTACCAGACCCGTCTGGGGCTATACGAGCAACACTAACGCCCGTCTCGCCCATCACCGGCATTTCTTGGATATTGCGCTGGATGTTGAATTCTGTAGACGATTGCTGATCCGCAGTAGCGTCACCGGCAAACGTGATGTTCTTAGACGTTACGCCCTCTATGTCTATCTGAAACTTATCACCGGCAACAAAGCCTGTGAGCGTCATTACCTGCACATCGCTAACGGGTGTGGGGCTAGAAGCATCGTTGTAATCGAACTGAGGCACGTTGCTAAACGGTATATCGTCGATAAACCACTCGGTGTCAGCGCCCAAGTTAATCAATCGCTTCGGAATCGTGTTCTCTTGGAACAACAGCATCACGTTTTCGACCTGCGTAGCGCGTACTTCGGGTACATCAGCGGACGCAATAGTGGTCTTGATGTCCGCTACATGAGTGTTTGGTGTGCGGAATACGCGAATGTTGTTCTCAGTCACGACTAACAGGTAGTGCCGAGCATCCTCTACGCTGAAATCCAGCATCTTGAAGTTAGATGCCGTGGCAGTCTGCTCAATCGGCGCAACTGTACCTACCGTAATTACAGCGGTGGTAAGATCCGCCGCTCCAACCCTAGCCAAGCGCCAGTATCTAGCCGTTTTGCCTATAAACAATCGGAAGTCCTGCGAGGATATACCCAACAACGGGACACTAGCCGCGTTAACATAGGTCACATCATCGGTTGAATACTGAATCTTGAACTCGTCAGACGTGCCAGCAGACAAAAACACGTTCCTAACGTCGAAGAACTCTATCGCCTTGGCAGATCCTAGATCGAACTTACAAACCACATACGGGTTTGTCGTGGATATACCGACCGTAGTAACGGATGTCGTGTTGTCGTTGTCATCATTGACGTTGCCAGCCGTCCCGCCATTGGGAACCGTAGGCACCGTAGTATTGCGAGAGAGGGTGTTGATGACAGTCTGCACATACTCAGTACCGGGCCGACGCTTCATCCCACCTTGAGGGACAATGACCACGTTCTTAGCGGTCTGCACACCCTGATAATACTGAGCAAGGTCGATACGACCCTTCAATAAAGGACTAAGCTCGCCACTCACAAAGCTAGATTGGATGAACCGCGTCTTAGCCACGATTAGTACCTAACATTCGTAAATGGATTACTTTGTATCCTCGTCTGTGGATGCTGCTGAGAGTCCGTGAAACGCGCCATACGGGACGCATTCATATACTCCGCAGCCATCTCTCCCCTTGCCGCAGCACTGTCCCTGACGCTCGTAGCGAAGTCCTTGGCTAATGCGTACTCGATCATCTTGGAGAAGTAGATAGGCCACTCACTCTCAGGTACGTCATAGATGTAGTCGCAGTACAGAGCGGACTTACCATTGGCGTATACCTTGTCGCCATACACTTGATAGCTGGTATTGGGGTATAGCTTGATAAGTACCAGAAGGTCGGTTGGCAACTGATAGATAGACTGCCACTCGGGATCTGCAGGGACATCGGTCGTTAGTGAGATTTGCGCTTTCTTACGAGCGAACCCCCACCGATGTTTGGTCAATTCAAACTTTACAATGTTGTCGTACAGGTTAGACCCAACCTGCTGGGCACGAGTGTTCCCGTCTAGCGTGTTGATAGGCGAATCACCAATGAGGATCAGCGCGTTACTTACTAGGTCGATCTTACTCGCCATATCTTTCCCTCAAAAAAAGAGCGGGGGGCCGAAACCCCCCACCCAAACTAGGAGTCGCCTAGCGCCGTACCAGATGCACAGTCAATCGCTGTTCCGGTATTACTCTTCACAAACGTGACAGTAACCGCAGCAGCATCGCTATCACTTACGAAGATAACGTCGTTGACCTGCAACTCGTTGATTGCTGGCAAGAAGTAATTCGCGCCAGTAACCGTGGCGATAGAGTCAGAAGACGCATATGCGTATACCTTCTGAGCATCGCCCATCCCGCCAATGCGAGAAAGTTTGTCGTAATCAAAAGCCATGAGAGACCCTCCTTTAAGCAGTCTTGTCGTATTGAACTTTAACCAGACCACCCTCGTCGCGTACGACAGAGCCAGCTTTCAGCATACCGTTGGTCAACCAAGCAGTACGTTCAGCAATCCAGTTAACTTCGGTCTTCATGTCGATACCAATGGCAAGGCCAATAGCAGGACGTTGGAAGAACCATGAATCCACGACGTTAGCCGCTTCAGTCAAACCACCCTCGGTGCGAGTCTCTAGGATGATGAACTGGAAGCCTACAAGCGTGTTGATCTCACCAGACACCAAAGCCTTGATGTTCTGGTAGTCAGCGTTTGTAGCTTTCTCATCGTTCAACAAACCACCCAGACCGCCAGCTTCGATAGCTGCGAACAACTCAGTGTTCGGTACGCCCTGATCGCGCAGTTCTACCTGTGCATCAATGACCTTAGCCATCGTCAGGTTAGTACCGCCAGCAACTACAGCAGTGGTGAGAGGGGTAGATGCGTCCATAGCGTCGATAACCAACTGGTCACAACGACGGCCCAAGGCACCTGCAATAGTGTTTGCAAGCTCTTGCTTCTCATCGAAGTTAACTTCAGCGGCATCGAAGATGTCCGTGTACTCGGGAGCGTTCCAGTTAGCCAGCGTAGCAGTCTTGAACTCGTGAGACACGTCCATTGGCGTTACCAGATCAGAAGTAGACTTCTGGTTGGCAAGCCCTTTGCCCATGCGACGGAATTTGTAGGTATCACCTACTACATTATTACGAACAGTAACGCCGCCTTTCAGCAGGCCCATGCCTTGGTAGGCATGTTTGACCATACTGTCAAACTCGGTTACCGCAACAGCGGAAAGATTCTTTGACATTGCTCAGTCCTCAAAGTTGTCAAAATTAATTTAACGAGGCGTTATTGCCTCTCACTCTAAGGTCTTAAACTGAGTACCCGACAGATCGGTCAGTCTTTAACCTAAATCTGTCAGGCCCAAATGGGGTATCCGACGGGTGTAAGATACCACATTTTTCGGTTTGTCAATAATAAATTTAGCCAAATGTTTGCGAATATGGCTTATCACCACCAAATTCTTTCATCATCCGCTGTATTTTGGCCTCATGGCTGCTGTCAATCGACCTCAGTAGCTGTCCGTTCTCGTGCTTCTTGAACATTTCAGCCTCGATGTCATCCCATGTCATACCACCGGGTTCAATGTGCCCGTCGATAGGCAGCTTGGCCGGTGCAGTAGCGCCGATCAGTGCCTCTACCAGTTCGATAGACTCCGCACTGTTGACCGCATAACGCACCTTTTCGTAGGTTTCGTTGTCGAGGTTGTTCTTCATGAACTGTTCAACAGTCTTCACGCGGTCGGTAGCGTTGTCACCTAAGCGTTGCATCTCCATCTCGGCAGATACTTCCTCAACCGCCTCACCCTGAGCGATTAACAGTTCCCATGCCTCATTGAATGAGGACTGATTCATGTTGGTCTTCTCGGCAAAGCCTTTGAGCGCGTCCATTAGTTCGTCGCCTTGCTCCACTCCCTCCGGCATTGCGTAGCCATCTTTGGGTGCGCCAGTAAAGCCGCCAAACTTCTTCTCTAATTCTGTGTATGCCTTGGCTTGGTCAGCCACGGACTTGTACTTCTCAGCCTTGTACCACTCAGGCGTGTCACCAGCGCCCTTGATTCCTTCCGTTAAGAAGTATTCACCTTCCGAGAGGGTGGGCTCTGCTGCATCAACGAGTGATGTGGGTTCATTGCTTTCAAGGGTGTCGTTTTCAACGGCCTCTGACATTCTTATCTCCAAGGATAGTTAATAACAGCCCGCTTAGGGCTTACAGGTTGGTGCTTGAGAAGGATCTGTACCAGTCTCCGCTCACCGTTTAACAGTGCGAGATCGTTTACGTCTATCCAATCAACGTGTTGACCAGACTTGTAGCAACGAAACGCCCTGAATTTGTGTATGTACTCGAACTTATCAATCCCGTACTGGGTGCCTACCTTCTGCAGCCAGCCCATATCGAACTTGATCTTCTTCAGGTAGTCGGGTTCAGCGCAGACCACCTCGATCTTGCTCTTGGTTGCCCGCTTCTTGGGCTTCACTTCTTCCAGTTCTTCGACTTCTTCCACTTCGCTCATACTTTCTCCGCTTGTTGGATGTAGTGGACGATCATCCTAATGACCCCCGCCTCACCGTTGTGATATGCAGCCTCGTACTCCACGTTTCGTGCGCCCAAGTCGGTGGAGTTGTCTAACAGAAACTTCCGTGTCAGATCCTCCACCACCTTTTGCCCGTCTTCAGTAGCAAAGCAACGGCTGTACGCCTTCGTTAATTCAGAGAAACGCTCTCTGGCCTCCGCAGCGGCCTTGTGAGCGCCCTCGTTGCTACCCTCTATGCTTTCCCAAGTCATTCAACCGCCTGCAACTGGGGCTGTTGTGGGGGCATCTGGGCCTGTTGTTGAGCCATCTCCTGCTGCGCTCCGGCTTGGATAGCTTGTTGCTTCTCCGTATCGCTACGAACCAGCTCGGATGACATGCCGGTCTTCTCAGCAACGTAGCTTCCGAAGTCCTCAATCTTGAATGATGTGGCAATCAGGTCAGGCCCAGCGTTAGCAGCAACGAACTGCACCGCTTGCTGGAGTGACAACAGGTCTTCACCATCCTGAGCGCGGGCGAGGGGGGATGTGAACTTCACTTCCACGTCTTTACCGTCCAACTCAATCGGCATAATCAGACCGCGACGGGTCAGGATCGACACCACCCTCTTGAGAATAGGTATCAGAACCTCTGTCTGTAGCCGTCCGAATGCGGAACCGATGCGCTTCGCTAGTTCTCGACTCTCAATAGCGATCTCGGTAGCAGTACGGACAGGCCCAGCAGGGTCTCTCAGGTCGTTAAACAGCGCCAGCTTGATAGCGTTCTGCAGTTCGGTGATCTCAAACTGTGCAAGTCCGAGGTTCGTCCCCGTATCCAGACGCATGATCGACGGGTTGCTAGTGTTGTTCGACCCAACAGGGATGACAACGCCCGGTGCGATAGTCAGGTTGTACGGGTTGGTCACGCCGTCATCGGTTGCCGTGTACATACCAGCTAAATCGATAGCCGCCTTCTGCAAGACGAACTCTTTGGCCTTGTTCAAACTGCGCACATCGGGCAGACACTGCATTGCAGGCCCACGACCACGCACCTCACCGGCTACCTTCGTGTATCGACCAGTTACCCAAGGCGATGTCTCACCGAAGTCTTCGATCCATGAGAAGCGATCCTCGTCGTTCACCCATAAGCAACCGTAGTACCGCTTCGCTTTCGGCTCGAACACCACG